GTGTTTTGCAAGAGTGTTTGAACATTATTCCTGTAGGGTGTGACCGTTCTATGGTACTAGGCCTAATTTGTAATTTTTTGTGTTGTGGATCATCCGAACGTATCGGGAATCTTTTCCAGGGAGAGGACATGTGTGGTTTTGACAGTATGCAGATGGCCAAAGTCTTTAAGTCTGTGAGCAATGCTGTCCGGCGTACTGGTAGGTGGAAGGATGGTAGTTACTTGAGCGATTATGAAGTTGGAGAACTTGCATATTTGCAAATGTTCACAGGGAGAGGTCGTTTCAAGTCTGACTGGGGAAAGGAGAAGTCTAACCGAGAGAGTGGGAAGTCCATGTTTCAACCGCACCACCCATTTAACAAGTCGCAGGAACAATTTCTGTTAGATTTGAAAGACAAATTGTTGCCAATAATCGAGCCTATGATGGAACACAAGAAACTTGAAGATTATTCTTGGCAAAAACACGTGGATAGTGCTGCTGAATGGGCTACTGCGGGGTCTTGCGGCGGGTTCAAAGTCGTTTACAAGTCTAAAGAAGATGACCCGCTAGGTATGGGCACTGCGAATAAACTCTATATCTTCGAACACCTGCCTAGTGCTGCTCTAGCGTCGTTAATAGATCGTGAACCGATGATTCTGGCAACTGCTAGTGAAAAATTTGAGTCTGGTAAGGAACGTGCTATCTATGGCACTACTCCTACAGATCAGGTGATCATGTCACATGTGTTGAGGTATATCGAACCAGCTATGAATTCTTATCCGCATATGCACCAAGGCCACCGAGGTTTCGCCGCAGTGCAAACTATGATGCAAAGGTTCTTGTATGCTGCTAACGGCGAATTCAATAGTATGATGATCGATTATACAGACTTCAACATTCAACATTCGCTCCGCAGTCAGTCATTAATTTTTGAGGTTATCGCTGAGGTTGGGGCTATAAAAGGAGTACATCCCGATATCGTTCGTAGTGCTAGGTGGTGTGCGGCAGCATGTCTTAATCAGCGGGTTCACTTTCCTCATCTTGCAGGGGCTTCAAAGATGACATTTGACGTACTGTACGAGAATGACAAGTATAAAGTGTTGGTGCCCAATGGCTCTGAAGCTGTTATTTGTGACCAAGGATTGTTTTCAGGCTTGCGAGGGACGAATTTTTGTAATACTGTGCTAAACGCAGCGTACTGGGAGCTGGGTGCTCACTACTTGTACCAGGAAACAGGTATGGTGGATGCTGTTGCACACAGATCACATCAGGGAGACGACACTTGGGCTATTGTCACTAGTGAGGTTTGGGCTGCAAAGTTGTTCGGTGTGCTCAATGACATGAACCTCAAGTTTAATGGATCCAAGCAGCTTTTCGGTAATGTTGGAGAGTTTTTGCGAGTGCGCTATACTCGAGCCGGAGCTATAGGCTACATCAACAGGTCCATAGCCACATTGCTGGTTAAACCAGTTATGGATAGGAAGCCACTCGACATACTTGGAAACCTGAATTCAATACAAACACAGTGTGCCTCAATTTACAGGAGAGGAGGAGACTTCTCCTTCATTTGTGCACTGCGGAATGAAATGGGCAGGAGGATATTGAATTGTAAGCTGCCACTTGACAAAGGAGCCAGAGATTTGTCATTACCACTGTGGCCTTTTCAACGCACTCAATGTGATGGAGGACTGGATTTCAGTGATCCTAACGAGTTGGCTTTACCATTGAGTAGATTGCCCAACTTTCCTTCAGCTATGGCTTTTGTGGATCAGCCTGTTAGCATGCCACAGCATATGTCGCAAAAAGCTGCTGAGCTGCTATACCCCGTACTCAAGGATATGTCCGTTGAGAAAATAGGAGAGGCGGCGGATTATTTGCATCAGCGCGTTGTTGAAAGCATCAATGCCGGGTTTTTATCTCAGGCTGCGTTACGCAAATACATGTTGGACATTCAGTGTTGGATGAAAAAACTCAAACCTAGTTCAAACAAGCCCGCCGCTGTTGTTGAGGTGAGTGGGAGTGTACCGCACTATGAGTTGTGCAAACAGGTCGGGAATATTACGAAGTGCCCATTGATTGGGGTGTTGGACAACGTCTACACTGATGTTACAGAGCCCGGTGAGATTAGAAACCCGCCCAACCAGTTTGACAATTTGGCTCGTGCTCTGCGGAGTACGGAATGGAAGGATGCCAGCCTGGCAGCCAAACTTCTGAATGTTGCACCGGGAGCTGAAGCTATCCAGGCCATGTTGAGCACAACCGCAAGGGAGGGCACGCAAGATATGGGCGGCTCTGCCTTTGGAAAATTCTTGCAACATGCCACAGCTGAAGTGGCTGGACACCTTATCAATCACACTGCGATGCCTTCCAACAAACTTATTTATTATCTGCATCCAGAGATTGCGTCTTGTGTTGCCCAGTGGGCTAGGAATGAGGTGTTGGAGATGGGGCATGGTGATGTCAGGTGGAAGGACGTTTACCAATTTGAATCATCGTGCACTCGTGCGGTGTATTTGACGCTGGGAGCTCTTGAGGGTAATATTATTCTCAATAAGCTCTCAAAAAATTGAAATAGCAAATTTGGCAGG